GCCAACCTTACGGTTGGCCGGTAATATCCACCCTTTCGGGCCCCTAGTAGGGAGATAATATGTCTAGGTCGCGATCTCGAGTAATTATGAGTGAAATAAGTGCCTTAAAGGGGAAGTACGTGCTTCCGGGGTATCCTACCCCCTTCGCATTGCCTTTCCCCGACCGCTCTGACGTCATTTTTAATTATAAAAGATCCGAATCGATGATCGATGAATCTAGCTCGACCACTCGGTCCCAGTATAATCCTGTAACCCATTATAGTGTGTATGATGCGCATATTAAGGATGAAGTCCGGATAACGTCCACTTATGGATATTATCCGCCTTACTATCCTTACTATAACACAGATATGTACTATGATGTTAGGGTGAGGCCAACTTTGGCTTCTTTATACACGGATAACACAGGACTGATAGATTGGGCTAGCGCGATCTCTGGACTAGCGGATCAGGTTAACTCTCTAATTCGTTCTAAGGTACTCGCAGGAGTATCTTTATTGGAATTAGCTAAGACCTGGAGAATGGTAATGAATCCATTCTCACTCTTAAAACCCGGTTGGCGAAAGGCTGCTGGTATACATACCGCAGCAAGCCTCTATAAATGGGGTTCCAATTTGTGGCTTGAGAACAGTTATGGGTGGAAACCCTTCTTTGGCGATATCGAGAACTTTGCTAAAGCCTCGGTACGCTATCAAAGGGAAACCGCTATACTGGCTCAAAAGAGTCAAGCCCGGCGCCTGAGCAATAGTGTTCAAAGCGTCTTATCTTGTCCTAACCCTACATCAACAAACAGTGACGTGGAGGCATGGAAAAGTTCTAACAAGAATAATTCCTACTCTCTTCCCCTCGTAAGGTGCGTATTTTCTGCACCAATCGTGAATGCTCGAGTAACTTGTATGTTACAACAGCATCTGTTAGGACCTAGTAGAGAAATCACTAGGTTCTTGGCCATTTACGGTTTGGAGGGGGCGTCGTTTTTCGAGACCTTATGGGAACTGGTTCCTTACTCCTTCGTGGTTGACTGGTTTGTCAACACAAAAGGTATAATGGACCTAGCCCGATATACATCTGCGTCTCGTACGCTTCAAGGGCAGGCAGTTAGCAAACTCGGGTATAGTGTCAAGAAAATGACCTCATACCGAGCAGAACTCGTGCCACGTTGGCCGACGGGTTATGCTACCCTACCGAGTAACATTACATCGTTTGATCCAGGTATACTTACCTCTAAGGTATCTGGGAATATTTCGATGTATACTCGGTCATTGGGTGTTCCACCTAATGAAACAAGCGTGTTTGTTACTAAGGGACTCAGTCTCAATCAACTTGCGAGCGGGGCGGCACTATTTAGTCGTCTCGTAACGTGAGCTAACCGCTGGCTCCGATACCAGCAGTAAGAAGGACCCCTTATGGCTTCATCTTCCCTTGTCCCCAAAAAATCTGAGAGCACAGTTGAAACTTTTGCTCTGCAGAACACGTCAGCTCAAGGCGCAACCTATTCGGTTGCCGGCCGTGGGCTTGCATTACCTAAGCAAATCGTTATCCAACGTAAAGTTGGTCCTAGCGGTTCGACTGGTAATGACCATGTGATTGTGCGAGTTGTCCACACGGACGCAAACGCAACAACAGGTAAACCGGTGACATCACTGGTTTCCCTGGATATCTCGATTCCCCGTGACACAGCGACTATTACGCCGACTGAGGTCGTGGAGTCTCTCGGTATCCTCGCGAGTTTGCTGAACGATAGTACGGCTCTTGCTGCTACTACCGTTGCGCGAACCGCCTTGGTCGAAGGACGTGACCTTTAACGATCACTTGGGGTGGGACTTCGGTCCCATCCCTCTACCTTAGCCAAGTTCCTTTTAACAAGGAGGAGTTCACATGAGTATATTATTAGCTATTATCTCTATAATGGAGATTGTAGCCAAAGTATTGACGTCAGCTATATCCATAATCCAAAAACTGGATGAGGACACAACGCAATCCCTAAAAAGGTTGAGGGAGAAACATTCGCTTCTAATGGTTCGGAAACGGATCAATAAGCGTACATCACGTACCATAGCTAGGTACAATCACTGCTCAGTGTGTCAATATAGACTCCAACAGAGCGATGGTTCCAGGATCACATATCGTGAATTCCTAGATGATGTAATGTCATGACCAAATTGATGGGTCTGACAAAATGCAATGATGAAGATTAATAACCGGAGTTGGGGGGTCATCAAAGGAGGGTGCTTTTGAATGCATTACCTACGATGATGCTTGCCTTCTATGAAAAGATCTTCTTGGACCTAGACAATCAGTCTCCTTCTGAAAGATCAGCTAACAAACTCAACGCTAACTACGTCAATAAACGTAGCTTAAGCGAAGGGCTTAAATTCATCTCTAATACGCTCCCCGAATTGGGTAAAGCTATCGAGGTGAGCTTAATTACTGGTAAACAAGTAATTGTTAATCAGACCTTTGCGAGGCGTTGGCGTACCAAACTGCCGAACTTCATGTATAACTATATGAAGATTTTATTTTCGGCAGACGGTCATCCTTTAGCCCCATTAAATCCTGAAAAGGAACGTGAACAGGCCTATGCGTATTACTGCATTAGGCAGGTTTGCCTCGCTTTCTCCAAAGCGGAGGATGTGGGTTGTAAGGTTGATGATACAGCTGCTTTACAGCAGTTTGTTGAAAGAATAACAGAGCAATCTGTTATCACCGCTCCATCATGGCTCTTGAATAGTGCCAGAAGGATCCTTAAGGATCTCTTTTACGATGAAGAAGGACGCTTGTCACCTATGCTCGCCCAGTGGGTTGATCAACCCTACGGTAGGCATGGGCCAGGTGCTGTTGCTGAGAAGGAAACGGGCTTGCAAAAATGGGATTTTAACAAAATCCCTGGTATGGATCCACAGCTTTACCAGCTGCAGGACCGTAGTAAGGTAAAACAACCTTACAGCAGTAGTAATACTGCTCTACCAGAATCGCGTGCGATATGCGTTCCTAAAGACTTTAGAAGTCCTAGGATCATATGCATTGAGCCCAAAGAATTCCAGTTTGCCCAACAGGGCTTATGGCGGGTTCTTTCAGCGCTCGTTCAGCACGACATTTTTGCGCGAAAAGCAATATCCTTTAAGAACCAGGAGTATAATGCGACCCTTTCAAGGGATTCAGCATATGCTACTATAGATCTTAAGGACGCTTCGGACAGAGTATCAATGCGTCTCTGCCGACTCCTCTTATCAAAAGAGGTATTCGCTCTAACTACGCGCTATAGGAGTCGTAAAATCCGTGTAAACGGACAAGTAATTACTCCTACATGCTTCGCAAGCATGGGATCTGCAGTATGCTTCCCTATGGAAACACTGGTGTTCTGGGCGATAGCCCAGGCTGCTAGGGATCCTAGGGATAGACATCTGTCTACGCGCGTCTTTGGTGATGACATAATTGTCCCACGAGGCTCAGCCTACATGGTCATCAAAGCGTTAGAAAGCTGTGCGCTTAAAGTCAATACCGGGAAAACATGCGTGAACACTCCCATAAGGGAGTCTTGCGGCGCATACTGGTTTGGGAAAACGGACGTTAGAATAGTCCGCTTTAAGCACAGTTCTGTTGAGTCCTACCCTGCATGGAAAGCAACTTTAGATAGTTGCCGTTGGCTTAATGAGGCTCTACTAGCCAAAACAAGCTACGCCATGCTCCTATGCTTAAAGGATTTGTGGCATGTACCATTCGGGCACTTTGGATTACCAAAGAGTTCTGATGGTTTTTCGTGTCAATCTCGTTGGAATCAGAATCTCCAACGTCACGAGTATAGGCTTCCGGGATACAGAGTGTCTCGCGAAGTGGGTGAATTTCCAACTTGGGCCGGGCTTTATGCCTGGTTAGTTGGGAATTCTATCACCGCGTATGCACCCGCCGACCGAAAGGTTGAGATGCATTGGACTAATGACATCACGTAACTAGCTTGCTAGTGTGCGTGGAATTAGTAGAAGGGGGC